AATCAGACTGGACCTGTTGGGCCACAAGGACCTGTTGGAATTTCAAATTTCCAACTAGTTCGACATTTCTATTCGGTGGATTTAATGGCTGGGGACACTAATGGCTACAATGTTATATGTCCTTCTGGAACGGTAGTAATTTCGGGTGGGTATCAAACTGGAGATGCAGTTAATGCAGATTTTCTAGTTGTGGATGCTGGAACTGACGCTAGTGCTCTCAATAACTATGTCATTAGAGTAACACCCAAACCAGGTGTTATTGAGGCTATTCATCAAATTACTGTTGAAGCAACCTGTGCGGAGGTAAATTAAGATGGTAAATGCATTAACAGAAACTGGCAGACAAGGATTTCTTGATGGATCCATTGACTTCGATGGAGCCACAAATATGTCAGTCGCAATATTGGATTTCAATACTGCGTCAGCGGCTATTATTCAGGTAACATCTTCAACGTCCGCAACCCCTCCGGTTATGTTGACTGCTACGACTCATGGTTTGTCTACTGGGGATTTAGTATACATTAATGGCCATACTACGAATACAGCGTGTAATGGATTTTGGAAAATTACAGTAGTAGATACTACACACTTTAGTCTTCAAAATCCAATTAGTGGAACGAACGTAGTTGGAACGGGTGGAGCTGGTGCTGGTGGGTATGCTATTACATACGGTGGAGTGTCTACAGTTGGAAAATTTTATACTGACTGGTCTGCATCCCAAATTTATGGGGCTAATGGTAAAGTAAATTTGGCTTCTCGTACAGTACTTAATGGCGTAGCTGATGCTGCTGATGTAACTTTCTCGACTATTGCTACAGCCGCTGCCATTGATGGTATTCTTATTCTACAAGATACTGGCACTGCTGGCACTTCTCAAATAATTGGTGTAGTTGATGGATTTCACATCGTGACATGTGATTCCAGCCCTGGCGCATCTACTACGATCGTTGTTGAACCTTTAACTGCGGCCATCCCCAACACTACTGTCTTAAGATTCTCGGATGGAGCGTCTGCTACCTTATCTTCTCTTGCTAACGTTGGGGATCGTTCTTTAACTGTAGCGTCAACCACAGTTACGGCGGGAAGTAGAGCTCTTGCTCCTGCTACCGGTTCTGGATTACCAGTTACTCCTAATGGTGGAAATATTGTCGTCTCATGGGACAATACTGCTGGCCGTGGAATATTCAAGCTATAAGGATAGGGGAATAAAATGAGTTTGCAGACTTGGCAAGAAACTTTAGTCACGGCGCAGGTTGATGGAACAGCTATCACTAACTCCACCACACAAGGGTCTATCATACCTGCTGCTGCTAAGTATACGCTACCAGCTAACTTTTTCTCCATTGGCAAGACGATTAGACTTACAGCAATGGGTCGTGTTAGCTGTGTGGTGACTACGCCGGGCACTCTATTGTTTCAGGTGCTATTTGGTGGGACCGCTGTGTACAACAACGCAGCAGCTGCAATGAATTTGAATATCGTTGCAAAGACTGACGTCACCTGGGCATTAGAAATCGACTTGGTGTGCCGAGTGATTGGTGCAACAGGTAATCTAATGGGAATTGGGCAGTGGACGTCTGAGGCAGTAGTCGGTTCACCAGTAGCAACTGCAGGTGGCGCTGGTACCTTATTCATTCCCGCGTCAGCGCCTGCAGTAGGTTCTAACTTCGATACCACAACTTCACAGGCCGTTGATCTCCAAGCCAAATTCTCAGTGGCTACAGCGACTACTTCGATTCAGCTACACCAGTACAAGCTTGAAGCATTGAACTAAGTCGTAAGCAATGCTAGAACAGCGACAGTTCTTTAAGCATTATGATCCTGTCAAACGAAAGTCTGATGGGAATTTTGGCATGGTCAAAGACATTGAAGGGGAATTTGTAAATATAATTTGGAATGATGGTTCCAAGAGTTGGCATCATATTGATGAGTTGGAATTTGGAGTGAGGTGAGTCGTGGCTGATAATCTTTCAAATACATGTGAAGGCACGCAAGGCACGACTGTATCCAATTCTAACTCTACTGGTCCTAATCAATTTACTGTTGTAGGTCTTAGCGGTGCAGGTGCTACTTGTATTTACGACAATGCACAAGTGCACTCTGGTCTAACTGCTATCAAGAACACTCTAATAAGTGGGGTTTCTTGTACTTCTAATCAAAACTATTCAGGTGCTGGTATAAGCCCAACACCTGTAGCTAATGCGTTTATGCGGTTCTACATATATATAACTGCATATCCCACTCTAGCAACTCGTATTGCTGGAATGATTGGATCGGCTGCGACTCAAGCAGCATTGCAAATTAACGTTGCTGGCACGATTCGCATTCTTAACAATGTCGGTACACAACTTGCAATTAGTACTGCCGCAATTCCACTTAATCAATGGTGCCGGGTCGAGTGGGATGTTACTAACATCACCACTAGTACTGCTGATCAGGCAGCACGCATTTATTCTGGCGGAAATCTAGAGACGAATACACCGGATAGTGGGGGCTCGATTTCCGCTACAGGTGGAGCTACTACGGCACTTGTTAGTGACGTTCGATTCGGTCACTCATCAGCAGTGACCATGACGGCTAACTGGTCAACATGGTATGATGATGTGGCTTTTAGTGATACTGCACAGCCTGGTCCACTTGTTTCTGTGGTTGGTATGGTTTCTAGCTTAGTCTTCCCAGGACTTCTCGGACCACATAATAAATTTAACTTCATTGCAACACCACTTGGGGCTCAGATTGCTCCTATTGCGGATCAAACGATTAGCCCATTTGGAATTGCGGCTAGTGACAGTGTAGGGAATCTCACAGTAGCTCAAGGTTCTGTTACTATAAGTCCTGTTGGGATTGCTAGTAGTGAAAGAATTGGGACTGCAGTAATAGGTCCAGTAATTACAGTTACTAACGATGCGGCACAGGCTGGACAATCTAATGGAACAGTAGTTACAACTGGTAATTCAGGTGGAGGAACTAATACTGCATTTAGTGCCATAGTAGATTCTCCAACCTTTGACAATACCCATCCGTGGGATAGTACTCAAGATTATTTCTTGCCTGCACAGACCGGTACTCAGTGCAGATTACAGTTAAGTACTTCCGCCATCGCAGTTGTTGCCGTACGTGCGTACGCATATTTCGTTGGTACACTTGCTCCAACATCTTCAGTGCAGTGGGTTCAGTTGGGTGGCAATGGTGCTAACTATGTTGGAGTTAACACATCTGCACATCCTTTTGTTTCTCTTAACAGTACAGTAGTTTATACTTCGACATATACGTTATTGGCTAATACTCAGTATAGGTTGGAAGCTTGGTGGAATGCGGCTGGATCTGAATTCCACTATGCTTTGTATATTGGGGATGACACTGCAAGTCCAGTAGATACATTTGACACACTCACCGCGACTGTTAACGCTATCTCAGGCGTAATGATCCTTGGTAAGGTTTCATCTACTGGTAACTGGTGTGATCAGTACATCAACCAAATTGCTATAAGAACTGGTATACAGGGATTTATTGGTCCAGCTTCTGGTCCTTTAGTAATATCTGGTCCTGGACTTATTGCATCCCAGTTACACCCAGGTAAGGGCCCATCAAATGCTAGATTCCTCCAGTCTAAGCTTGGAGTTGAACGAGAAGATTTCCTAATAGTCGTTGCAGATATGCAACCTGGCGCTGGCGTTAACCCCCCGCCGTCTGTAGTTGCTGCGAAGGTTGTAGCAGACAATCCAATTATGGTTTTACTACCAGGTGACCTTGCTAATGATGGAACTACTGCGCAATATGGTTTCTTTGATACAATGTATGGAGCTATTAAAGCGAGGTTGGAGCCAACTCCTGGTAACCATGATTGGGTTCCTGGTGATCTTACTCAGTATGATACCTATTGGGGTACACAAGCTCACTCACCACAACACTATTATAGCTTTGACTCGCCAACTACAGGTTGGCATATTATTGCATTGGATTCTGACTCTCAAACAGCTCACGATTCTTCATCTGCACAATATGCCTGGTTGCAATCTGATTTAGCGGCTAACACTGGTAAGCCTATTATTGCTTTCTGGCATCACCCTAGATATTCTGATGGAAATACTGGATCTACTGGGGATGATATAACCGTCCAGACATTCTGGGACTTACTTTATGATGCTGGGTGTAGTATAGTATTCGAGGGTCATTGTCACTCATATCAAAGATTCCCCAAGTTTGAACGTGGAACGTCTTCAACTACTAACCCTTCCATAGATAGTAATGGAATCAAATCGTTTGTAGTCGGTACAGGAGGTTCTGGACTTCATACTGGAGTGCCCACTAGAAATGAATCTGGATCGCCTAACTCTCTACAAACGGGTGCTTATGATCAACTAAATTCTCAATGGTTTGGGTACCTTCGTCTGTATCTTAGGCCTGATTCTTATCGATGGGAATTTGTTTCACAAAATGCTGGAATCTTAGATTCTGGCGGCCCTATAGCTATCAATCACACTAATCTTGCTTCTAGTAATATCAATCCTTATGGATTACTCTCTTCTGAAAAAATAGGCAATATTAGTGTAACTACTGGTGCTGTTACAATAAGTCCATTTGGTATTGTTGATGGAGAGACTGTAGGCAACGTTACAGTCTCCCCGGGCGCAGTTACAATTTCTGCTAGTGGAATTAAATCCTCCGAAATTATTGGAAATGCAACAATCAGTTCCATCGCTACTATATCTCCATTTGGAATTAAATCTTCAGAAACCATTGGAAATAGTTCTGTCCAGCCAGGATCCGTAACCATAAACGCTTCTGGTATTGTTGATACTAGTTCTATAGGTAATGTTCTAGTTCAATTAGCACAGTCTATTAATGCATTTGGAATTGACTCTGGGCAGTCTGTCGGCAACGCCACGGCCACGCCAGGATCGGTCACGGTCAGCCCTATAGGTATAGCGTCAGGCGAGGCTGTAGGGGCTCTGAGCGTGGCTCAGACGTTGGCCCCATTCGGTGTGAGAAGTTCTGAGGTAGTTGGTAATATAAGTATCTCAGTAACTGCTCCAAGTATTAATCCTGCAGGTATAAGCAGTAGTGATAGTGTAGGCAATCCTTCTATAACTGCCGGCAGTGTTACTATCACAGCCTTTGGGATAAGTAGTGGAGAAGGTTTTGGTAACCCAAGTATATCTGTAGGTGCTAGTGTAGTTACTCCAGTAGGGATTATATCTGGGGAACGAGTTGGTAACGTAACAGTTACAACAGGTAGCGTTACGATATCTCCATTTGGTATTAAATCTGGCGAATTAGTCGGAATTGCTAGAGTCCTACTTACACAAACCATCACAGCGTTTGGGATTGCATCTCAGCAACAAGTTGGCAACGTCTCTATAATTGTCAACGTACAATTCCCGTCTTACATTACTGGTAATTTAGAACCTGTATGGGTAATGGGTCAGATAGAAACAAAATGGGATATTGGATCTACCATTCCGGTTTGGAACATAGCGGCTATAGAAAATAGGTAGATGATGTCACTTAAAACTGTAGAAAGGCCAAGATTATCTTCTGAGCCATTGCGCGTTCCGGTCTTCGCGGAGGTTAATGGATCTGTCTTTGTTCCTATCAGCATGTCTGTAGAGATGGCGTTCATTCTCTACGATCCTACAGCTGTATTCCCGGGAGTGGAGCCAATTTCTGGGGATTGGGTTGCTGGAGTTTGGGATGTAGATGCTAATGTTGGAGTTGTAATCTACCGCGCCCAAGTTAAACCGCCGGCCCACGCTGCTGGCACATATACTGTCTGGCTTAGGATCTCTGGAACTGATGTACCTGTTCGAGTTGTAGGCATTCTTAAGTTAGTCTGAATTTTTGCGTCGCTTTGCCCTTTCCCTGTGGGGCTTTTCGATGACAAAAGAGGGCCCGGAAGTTGATCTTGATCACATTGTAACATTCTATAAGGTGCGCAGACCTATGTGCGCCTTTTTCCTGTACTATTAAGATAAGATGTGGGATTGGAGGTACGATGGAGTTACTTTGGCAAGACATACCATGTGTAGAGTGGGATGGTTATTTTGATAAAGATGGTTATGGATTGTCCCAATACGATGGGAAATTGTGGAGAGTTACGCGATTAGAATGGACTAGAAAGATAGGATCTATACCTGATGGTATGTATGTACTTCATCGTTGTGATAATCCCCCATGTTTTGAAATAGCTCATTTATTTCTTGGAACACAAGCAGATAATATGAGGGATAAGGTTTCTAAGGGTAGACAGTCGTACGGGGAAAGTCATGGACGTTCGGTGTTATCCAGTGATCAAGTTAAGAAGATTAGAGAATTGTGGGCTACCGGCCGTTTCTTCCAAAGAGATTTGGCTAGAGATTTTGGTGTTACGCAGCCACATATCAGTGATATAATTCACAATAAGAAGAGGTCGTACGATGGCTAAGGCTTCCTACTTATTAGATTTGTATGCTATAAAATTAGATGACGTCGTAGAAGAAGACACTTCTATATGGCTGCAGGCAATGCCTTTGGGCACGTATGAGCATCCTCAGTATGGAATCATTGATATTAACCCAGATAAGGTAAAGCAGTACGTTGACAATATCAAGAATAATGTTCGTGTACAACAGCTTGATATTGACTACGATCATAAACTTTATGGTGGTGATGCTGCCGGTTGGGTTAAAGATGCAGCAGACCGTGGTACAGATGGGCTTTGGCTCTTAGTTGACTTTACGAAGAAAGCATTTCAGTCAATTAAGGACAAGGCCTATCGTTATTTCTCTGCTGAATTTGATGATGAGTGGACTGACGCAAAGTCTGGTGTAACTTATCAGAACGTTATATTTGGCGGCTCTCTTACCAATCGTCCTTTCTTAAAAGATTTAATGCCAATCAATCTGTCGGAGGTTTTTGCAAATGTTCCAGATGCACCCACTAATCCCAATGAAGGAGGTAGCAACATGACGCCTGAACAGGTTAAGTCACTCGGTATTAAGCTTGGGCTTGGTGAGAGTGCAACTGAGGCTCAGGTTTTGGAGGCGCTAGAGAAGTTTACTTTTGCGCCGCCTGTGCCTATTCCGGCAGTTCCACCGGCTCCTACTGTAACGCCACCCGTAGTTGTTCCACCAGTGCCTGCGCCTATTACCGACCCGGCAGTTCTTGCCGCTATGGAAGAGGCTAAGAAGCTTGGAGATAACAACCCTGTAGTTGCGACTCTGTTGCAGCTTTATCAAGCTCAGGCTCAGCTAGTTGAGAACCAGGGTGCGAAGCTCACCGAGTTTAGCAATAAGCTGCGGGAAGAGAACGTAACCAAGACGGTCAAGGAACTTTGTGATCGTGCAAGTGCTAAGGGTTACGCAATTCCTGTTCCTATGAGAGATTCGCTTACGGCTACTCTTATGCAGCTTAATGATGCTGCTACTTCCAAGGTCATTCTTGATGGATTCAACCAAATGGTTGATTCTCAGATTGTGGCCCTTGGAGAGCGTGGGTACCTCCGTAATAAGGTTAATGATGATGGTAAGACTTCAAGTGATGAATTCACTGAGGAAGTCAAGAAGCTACAGGAGAGTGACAAGACTCTTGGTTTTGCGGATGCTGCTGACATCATTGCTGCGAGGAATCCGGATCTTTACCACAGATACCAGGAAGATGCGTATTCCTTTGGAGGTGACAACTAATGGGTGTCGGCCAGAACTATGTGCTTGACAAGGG